ATGGCTTTGGAAATGATTAACTTCATGAACAAACATACTGCATGGGCTAAACGTAGAAATCCAGATCGAAGAGATTTTGTTAAAGCTAGATATAAAGAAGTTTTAGATGGTAAAGAAGTATGGAATGGTTATAATAGTGAGATATTTACTTTAACTTTTAAAGATAATTTTTCTGCAGCTATTGGTAAATCTGCTGATCTTATGTTATGGGAGGAAGCGGGAAAATTTCCTAATCTTATTAATGCCTATATGGTAACTGCACCTGTATTTAGAGATGGAAATGTAATGATTGGAATGCCATTAATATTTGGAACAGGAGGTGATATGGAGGGAGGATCAAATGATTTTGCCGAAATGTTTTATAATCCAGAAAAGTATTGGTTAAGACCATATGAGAATATATGGGATGAAGGAGGTATGGGAACTAATTGTGGATTCTTTATTGATGATATGTGGTACAAGCCAGGAAAAGTAACTATGCCAGATGGTGAAGTAGTAAGGATGGTAGATAAAGATGGAAATTCATATAGAGAAGCCGCTGAAACTTTTTTAGATCAAGAACGTAGTATTATTAAGACTACTGATTCAAGATCAACTTGGGAGAAATATATTACTCAATCTCCGAAGACACCTAGAGAAGCTTTCTTAAAAACAAGTGGAAATATATTTCCAACTATTGAATTAAATTCTTGGCTAGCTGAAATAGAGGTTACTAAAAAAGCTCAAGATATGGCGATGGTTGGAGAATTATATTGGGAAAAAGATATGGTTAAATGGATGCCAAATATAGAATTGAAACCTATTATTAAATTTCCATTAAAACCTACTGAAGATAAAACAGGATGTGTTGTTATTTGGGAACATCCTTTTAGGGATGCAAATAATGAAAGTCCTTTTGGATTATATATAGCAGGAACTGATCCCTATGATCAAGATAGTTCTACGACGAGTTCATTAGGAAGTACTTTTATTTATAAAACTTTTCAAAAATTTGATAAGACATATAATCTACCTGTAGCTGAATATACAGGAAGACCCGATACCGCAAAAGAATATTATGAAAATGTTAGGAAGCTTCTTACATATTATAATGCGCAAACCTTATATGAAAATAATTTAAAAGGTTTGAAGATATATTTTGAGCAAAAGAAGTGTTTACATTTATTAAAACCTCAACCAAGTATATTAAAAGATATTGTAAATAGAAGTACAGTAGCAAGAGGTTATGGAGTTCATATGAGTGAACCTATAAAAATTCAAGCTGAACTTTATTTACGAGATTGGTTATTAGAAAAGAGAGCAGATACGGATGAAGGAGAGAAATTAAACCTACACTCTATATTATCTATTCCGCTTTTGAAAGAGCTTATTGCATATGATAAAGATGGTAACTTTGACCGTGCAATAGCATTTATGTTATGTATTTTACATAGTCATGAGAATTATAATATTGATCTAGAATCAAAATTTGATTATGGATTATCAGATAAATTTTGGCGAACATCATTGTTTAAGAAGAGAAAAGTAAGATTTTAACATAATTATTAAAATAATTTATATATTTTTGTAGGTTAATTAAATAGAAGTAATGGAAAATGAATCATATATTTTAGGAGATCTTCCTAGGCAAAGACTATCTCGTTCTCAGAAAGGAAAAAAGTGGGGACAGACTTGTATAGACGAATTAGAAAAGATTACATATGGAGATATAAATTATAATGGAAGATCTTCTCGTTATAAAAAACAAATTAACTATGATTTGTTTAATGGGAGGCTCGATCAAAATGATTTTCAATATATATTAAATCCTTTTGGGTTTAATGAATCTGAATTTCCTGCTACTATGCAACATTATGATATTATTTCTCCAAAAATCCAATTACTTATGGGAGAAGAAATTAAACGTCCATTTAATTTCAAAGTAGTCTCGCACGATCCAGATGCTATTTCTCAACTTGAAGAGAAAAAGAAAGAAATGTTAATGGATTATTTATATACTATTCTTGTACCCGCTGAAGATCAGGCCCAACAAGCCCAGGCTCAACAAGAATTAGAAGCTAATGATCCAGATGCAGCAGCAATGGCCAAACCTAAAACTCCAGCTCAAATTGAAAAATATATAAATTATGACTATCAAGATATAAGGGAAATAACTGCTCAAAATATTTTAGAGTATTTAACAAGAAAGGATGATTTAGAACTTAAATTTAATGCAGGGTTTAAAGATGCATTAATATCTGGTGAAGAAATATATTGGGTAGGAGAAGTTTCTGGAAATCCAACAGTCAGATTATGCAATCCATTAGATATAAGAGTTATTCTTGACCCTGATTCACCTTGGATAGAAGATTCTCAAGCTGTAATTGAAGAACGATGGTTAACTTTATCTACAGTATTAGATGAATTTTATCAGTTCTTAACTCCAACCGAGATTGATAAGTTAGAAAAAGGAACTGATGGTGATAATACTAAAATGGAAGGAAACGGTCTTAATTATCCATATAGTGAATTTAATATTGTAAATTATCAACGACTTGATACTGTCGGAAGTGGAGTATATGATCCAGGTTTAATTCGTTCATATAGAAGAAATGGAATGATAAGAGTTCTTCAAGTTGAGTGGAAGTCTATGAGAAAAATTGGAATAATTTCTTATACTGATGAGAGTGGTGTTCCACAAGAAGATATTGTAGATGAAATTTTTGAAATACCAGAGTATGCTGAAGTAAAGGGAGGGATACATTATTTTGATGGGGTAGAATTAAAATGGTATTGGATAAGTGAATATTGGGAAGGAACTAAAATAGGTGAAGCTATTTTTGTAAATGTGAAACCCAAAATAAATCAAAGACGAGATTTAGAAAATCCTAGTGATGTAAAATCAGGATATGTAGGATATATTTATAATGAAAGAAATTCTGAATCTATTTCTTTAATTGATAGAATGAAACCATTTCAATATTTATATAATATTATTTATTATAGAACTGAATTAGCAATAGCTAAATCTAAAGGAAAAGTAGCTCTAATGGATATAGCACAAATTCCATCTTCAGAAGGATGGGATGTTTCTAAATGGATGTATTATTTGGAAGCGGTAGGAGTTATGTTTATTAATTCTAGGGAAGAAGGAAATAGATCTCAACAAGCTGCTCCTTTTAATCAATTTCAAAGTATTGATTTATCAATGGGTAATTATATAAATACTCATGTTCAATTATTAGATCAGATTAAAACAGAATTAGGTGAATTATCTGGAGTAAGTAGACAACGTCAAGGACAAGTCCAAACAAATGAGTTAGTAGGAAATACAGAACGGGCAGTAGTTCAATCTTCACATATAACTGAATTTTGGTTTTATTCTCATAATGAATGTAAGAAAAAAGTATTAACAGCTCTTATAGATGTGGCTAAAATGAGTTATAAGGATGGAAAAAAAATTCAATATGTTAGTGATGATATGGCTAGAACTTTTCTAAATATAGAACCAGAAGATTTTACAAATTCTAGTTATGGAGTATTTGTTTCTAATTCTTCTAAAGATGATAGAGCATTAGAAAGTTTAAAACAATTAGCTCAAGCTGCTCTTCAAGCAGGAGTAGTTACATTTACAGATGTTGCTAGTATATTACAATCTGAGTCTATTACTAAAGTTAAGAAAATGCTTGAGAACTCACAAGCAGAAATGGAACAAAAACAACAGCAAGCCCAGCAATCAGAACAGCAAGCTCAACAACAAGTTCAACAAATGGAAGTTGAAAAAGAAATGGTTAAAGAAGATAGAGAAGATGGAAGAGCTCAATTAGATTCTGATACTAAAATTAAAGTTGCTACAATTAATGCAGAAGCTAGAATGATTGATGCAGATGATAATAATGATGGATATGTAGATCGAAGAGAATCTGAAAGTGCTAGTGAAAGATTAAAAGATAGGATAGATCAAACTAAAATAGCAAGTGAACTTGGACTTAAGAAAGAAGAACTTAAAGAAAAGAAAAGATCGAATAAAGCAAATGAAGCTATAAAACGTAAAGCTGCTAAAGCTAAACCTAAATCAACTAGTAAATAATGGGTAAGAAATTTAATCTATTTCAACGCGACTTTGGCAACGGAGGAGAACCACAAGATAAAATGGGAGATGCATATTTTAAAAATAAATTAAGTTTATCTGATATTACTAAAACACAATCTACTCAAGAAGATGATCCAGCTATTAAAGTAAATAAAGATGGATGGGTTGATAAAAAATATTATCAAGAGAATAAAGAAGATAAAGAAATTATAGGAAGCACTCAAAATTATTTAATAGGAAAAGGATTTGATATTGTTCCTGATAGTACTTGGGGAAATGAAACTTATCGTACGATGAATGAACAGTTGGTTAATTCCCAATTAGATAATTATCAAAATACTAATTTTACTGAAGAACAGTTTTTATCTCAAATCTGGAAAGAATCTACTGGAGATAAAACTAAAGTTTCATCTAGAGGAGCTATGGGAGTTGCACAGTTTTTACCCAGCACATTTAAATGGGCTAAAGAAAAAGGATGGATTCCGGAAACTATAAAAATTATAGACGAGGCTGGTTCTTCTTTGGCTCAAAGAAGATATATGGATC